CCCGCTCGATTCCGCGAATCTTATAGGCCTCTTCAAGCTCCAGCTGGCGTTTCACCAGTGCTTCCTCTGGTACTACAACCGTATTCATGGCGCTGATCATAGACGCTTAGTCTCCTTGGTTATGTCCGGTACTTCTAACTACTGATTGCGACTTACCCAGAGATTGTACATCTCCAGGTAGTCTTTAGCGGAGCCTTCGTCGCCCCGCTCTACTGCTTTCTGCCACATCCGGTGGCACCACTCACTCGGTGTCAATGCACTCATCTTCACACTCCCCATCACTGATACCCATAAGCGTAGTTAGACGCTCATGTGACGATCCTGTTACTATACGACCTACCTGTGCACGGCTGAGACCGTACCTGCTGGCCAGCTGATACTGGGAGTATTCTCCGCTGACGTATTCCTGTATCATACGGGACACTACGGTGTCTGGAAGGGTCCCGTAGTTGTCGTACACCCCATGCAGGTGCTGCATTTCCATGTTACAACTACTGGGACCATACATCAAATTGACTAACCGATTGTCCTTCTTATTTCCGTTGAGGTGCAGTATCTGCATACCCAGAGGGCGCTGCTTTCTGAACGCAGCCAGCACTGCCTCGTGAGCGTACATACCACTGAACACACCATCCCTATAGCGTGCCAGTATAGCGTAACCACTACCTCCGTTGGACCACTTAACTGGCTTATGGTTGTCGGCTCTGCGTAGGTTCCCAAAGGACGATACCTCATAACGGTCATCTGTTGGAAAGGTGGCCCACGATTCTCGTAACTTCGGAGCGAACTCCTCCAGTTTGTTCAAGTACCATTGGGCCTTCTTTAGATCCTGGAGTGAAGTGCCCTTGTGGTTACTCCGCCATAAATACTTCAACACATTACCCTTTAGAAACCCCTCCATTTCCTCAGGGGAAAGTTGTGCCTCTATGGACTCAATACACTCTAGGTGGGATGAGGTGTAGTGCTTAGGCGAATTTACTGCATCACTCATTTAATAGTCTCCCGTGCTTTGCGTCGTGCCCGGGCCTTGCGGGCCTTGAGCTTCTGTGCCTGTGCCAATTCTTCCGGACTGCGGTGCGTATAATAGAGCAAATCGTACGGCTCTTTACGGAGGTACGCCACCATATTCTCCAAGAACTGCAGTATCCCCTCCTTGTCCTGCATACCATAACCAGCCCACCTGGCTACGGCGTTATACACTTTACCCTCTGCGCCGTTCGCTCCGCGTGACAGCACTCCGCGTATACGCCCAGTGAGGTGGTCGTGATCTAGTACCATACTGCTAGCACTTCCGCGGGCGGCAGCGGTATCTATAGGGCGCTTAGTAAGGGCGCAGACACCTCCCTGCTCCTTTAGTATCTTTAAAGATACTGCCCTTACCTGGCCCCGAGTTATACGGCGCGCTACCATACCTGAATCTCCCCAATTACATCCAGCATAGCATTGTCGTGAATGATAGAATCCAAATGCTCAACCGTTCTTCGATGTGTTTTGGGTGCTCGTTCACGCAGCGCATCCAGAATAGTTTCAAGTTCGGCATGTTTCCCCTCGTAGTATAACTCAATCGCCCGCAGGCCCATCTCCTTCGCAGACATCTTCGCCATTGTCTGGGTGCTCCTGTATCCACTGTATGTGCTGTTTATGGTACTCGTGCAGCGACTGCACCCAGTCACGTAGACTGGGAGTAGTCAACAGTGACATCAGATACTGGTATGCAGAATCTGACGGGGAGCGCCGCAGGAATAGGCATTCTGCCTCTGCGAGTACATCTTGGTTGTTTCGAGCATAGGCCGCTACAACGAATTCTGCGGCGTCCTGCTCTGAGGTAATAGGGTAGATAGCATCAAAGGCCGTTCGCTTCCCACAGAGCTTCCCATCAAGCAATGTGATGCCTTTGACGTTATCTGCGTCATCTCCTGCTAGCATCTGCCACCAGAAGAACTTAGTGCCATGCGCCCGTACTGGCATAGCCTGAGTGTCGTCCCACTTAATCCAGCCGAAGGGGTTATCCAAGGCAGGCCACACGGTTCCGGTCGGGATATCGAATCGGGCCATAGGGCTGAGCCAGGAGTCCTTGTCCTGGGACATAAGGATTCCCCGGTCCCCGAAGCTGTACGAATCCATTATGAACAGGTCATCGGCCTCGAAGTAGTCACTGCTGACTATCTGTATACCCTGCTCAGAATACTGGTCTGGATTCTCAATCAGGTGCCGCTTCAACGGCGCTTTAAGTGGTAGCTCCTGGCGGTTAGCGCGCTGTCCCTGGTAGGGCTTGGCCGTAGGCAGGTGCCAGCGCAGGCACTTAGCACAGCCAGCAGGTGTCAGATACGCCACTGCCTCGGAGCAGCCGACTAGGAACATGTCCTCCAGCACCAGCTGATAGAAGCGACGTATCGCGGTGTCCAGACGTTTCACCGTAGCGGCGGCTTTGTACACGCAAAAGTCCGCATCATACAGCAGAATCTTCCCAGAGTTCTGCGGAGCTAACTGCGCCTCAAGCTGGGATAAGTCAACCCCGTTGATAATCATTAGCGCCCCGTAATGTCATGGGCCTTCTTATCAGCCCACTCAGCCCAACGTTCTGCCCACTTTGCCTTGCTCAGCTTATCGCCAAGGTATACCAGGCCCGCCAGTGGGAGCAGGGGAAACATTAACGCTATAAAAATTGCGCGAGATACGTACAGCATACTCAAGCCTCCAACTCAGACAGCACCAGTACGGTGCCGAGCATGTCCCCGATTACTTCCGGAGTACGCAGGCTCTGATCTACGTCATAGATACAGGAACCAATCTCTGCTAAGCCAATACTGAGGGTGCCTACGATGCGGATAATCGCCAGATCATCCCCCTTCAACTTGCCGGCATGCGCCGCTAGGTCGTTATGCTCCTTGAAGGCGGTGGCCGCCAATTCAAGGTCCATACCGTATAGGGCGGCCAGTTTATCCAGGGCGTCGTACACAGCGCCGAGCTGGTCATCATTGTTGAAACCCTGAACGACACCACAGTTCACGTAACCTACCGCCAGAACCAGTTTCTTGTATGCGTCCAATACTTTATCCATTGCTTATACCCCCAGGAAGTTCGCTACTTCATCACGCTTAGCGCGCAGTTTATCGGCCTGCTCGGAATGCTTACTCTAAGGCCCCAGGAGGGGCCGTATTAGTTTAGGTTAGGGTTGATTAGGCTTGAGGTGCAGCGGGCGCTGCTGGCGCCACAGGGGCCGCTGGAGCCACTGGCGCAGCCGGAGCTACCGGGGCTGCCGGTGCTGCCGGAGCAGCAACTGCCGCAGGGGCAGCTGGAGCCACTGGTGCCTGCATAGCCGCCGGACTCGGAACAGAGCCAGCGTTCAGTAGAATGTCCAGAGCACTGCCTGGGAAGTCCGCGGCCTTATACATATCCTCCTGAATCCAGTTCTTGCTCTTACCGTCGTCCTTGGTCCCCTCAATATATAAGCTATCCCAGGTTTCCTTGGTCGGGTTGTTCCACAGGAACAGCTTAATCTCGGAAGCATCCAGAGCCGGCATCTTAATAGGCTCGCCGGTGTTCGGGTCGAACTTCGGGATTGGACGGATACCGGACAGGTCCACGATGTTGGACTTCTTGCCCGCAGCGCTGGTGTGCTCATCAATCGGGAAGGTGAAGGCCTGGCCCAGACGCTGTGCTGCATGCTTAATGCTATTGTCGTAGTTGAGCTTGTCGAAGAACTTCTTGAAGCCTGCGCGCTCAAAGTTACTGATAGCCATCGGGAACGGGCGGATACGCTTCACTTCGCCGTTAGGGCCGAACACTACAATGCCGATGCGTACGTTAGCTACTGCGGGCTTACCGGTCGGCTTGCCACCCTTGGTCGGCAGGCGCTTACCGATTTCCACGTACTCGGTAAAATAGCCGTAGTATTCGCCCTTCGGCAGCAGTACGTCTTCGTACGCACCACCCTGTGCAGTCTCACGCATGTCCACGTCCTGAGACTCAATTGCCGCGTCTACCAGTGCATTCAGAGAAGCCAGTACATTCATAGTCATATAATTACGTCCTCGTTTAGTTCAAATGATATTTACGTGCAGATGCAGGGCTCACTAGCTGCGACCAGTCCATCTTCCGGAATCGTCAAGTAGCATGGGGATGATTTGTGGGCACCCATCTGTAATCACCATGCACCCCAGAATCGGCTTGCTTCTTGACAGCTTTCCGTAAGCAAACGCCAGACTCTTATTGTCGATTAAACAACCGCAGTGCGCACCAAAGTACAGGGCAGTGCTGCTCGCCGCATACTGTATATCTAACTTCCCATGGAAGTGTCCGATCACCATGGACTTACGTTCATGAGCCGCGTTGAGCAGCAGGTCCCCAGATACCTGGTGCTGGAAGCGTACAACACCCAGCGGCGTCCCCAAATCCCAAGCATCACCCCAACTCCACCCCGGTGCCCCGTGCTCCGGGAACAGGATGTCCCGGTACTTCTTAATGAACTGTACAGGGAGTCCGTGAGCCTTGGCCCGGCGGTATACAAGGGAGCCGTGATTAGAATCACACAGGAGCATGTTAGGAAACAGGTCGTGCAGTTTCTCCAGGCCGAGCTTGGCCTTCTCTAATTCCACCCCAGCGCTGTCCAACTCCGGACTGCTATCGTGAAAGCTAATAGCGTGCCCGTCTGTCTCATCCCCTATCTGCACTACAATGTCCGGGCAGTACTCGTCCCGTACAGTGCGGAGAAAGTCGTACGCGTCTGGATGTGTATACGGCTCGTGCAAGTCCCCGATAACAAGTACACGTCGACAGGTTTCAGGTACAAACGTATCCCCAATGTCATCCGTTGGGGAGGGTTGAATTAGTTTGCGGGCTTGCATCAGGGCGTTGTTAGCCTTTGCCTTACTCCCCTTGTTATCCATGAAGATGCTGCGCCAGTAGCGTACAAGTTGGCGGGATACGGGATATTTACCGTTCGTCATATCCGTATAGGCTGCAGCAGCCTCTGCGTTGTCTTTGTAATAACTCAGCACTTCCTCGTGCTGCTCTTTGGTGAATAGTTTTATTAGACTTACTTTGGCCAAGGTTGCCTCTCTTGTGTTGTTCCTACTCGTATCACATTAATTCTCTGGGAATCACAGAATCAAGCCAGAGTCAACAAATAATTTTATTTAATTATTTAGTTGACCCCCAGCCCATTTATGTGCTACCCTAACACCCTACACCACCCAAGGGTCCACCTATCACTACTCCACGATAAGTTTATACTCCCCCGGGAAGAAGGTAACACCATCCCCAGGTCTACTTACTACCAGTCCAGGGTAACTTAGCTCTATCTCCCCAGTAACCGGGTCGAAGAACAGGACCGTGTGTCTTGTACCTGGGGTGAAGTACGCTGCATACCGTGGGTCTATCGGCTCAGGCCCTAGATCCATCAACTCCACAATACTGCCAGACTTTATACTCATTCAATCTTCTCCTTCCAACGTCCAGTTTTACTACACCGCTGTGGGTGCTGCTTGTTCTGTGCCTGCTCGCTCAGTGTGGCTAAGCGAAGATTGCTCAGCCTGTTGTCACTTCTCACCCTATTAATATGGTCTACTGTATACCCCTCCGGAATGTCTCCGTAGTGCATCTCCCACACTATCCGGTGCTGCAGGTACGTACGCCCCATCAAGTTCACTATCGGATAGCCATAATGGTGCTTCCGGCAGCCTGCCAGTTTTCCAGGTTGGTTGGGTCCAGCGCCGGTAGCACTGGTGCATTTGTTCCAATACAACGCCCCAGACTCGGCGTCGTAGCGGAACCACTCATGCCAATCCAGCATAATATTCCTCCACTGTAGGTGTATGCTCCTTGGCGTACATACTAGCCCCATGCTCACACTCTGCCGGGAATGGCACCTCGCCAATTATTCCGTAGTTGGGCCATAGCTGATGTATGCGCTTAGGTGCGTCCTCCATGCACTGCTTAACCAGGTTCCCAGCCAGCACGGCAATTTCCTCGTTAGCTGAGTCGGTATAGAGCGCATCGTGCACGTTCGTAATCAGGCACGCCTGATTGTCGAACCAGTCCCGCGCCAAAAATGCACGCAGAACCATACCGGCTGCTACACACATTAAGAAGAAGGCTTCTCCTTGGCACCAGAAATTTGCCATCTCGGTTTCCTTGTAGTCCATTACCTTCTGCTTGCGCTGCCCGGGCACAACTTCCTTCCACTGCTCCTTCTGGCGGAAGCTATAGCGAGCACCAGCAGGGCTGGTCCACGTCCCGGTGCGGTAGATTCGGTAGCTGCCGTCGTCGGCCTGCTCCCGGTACATGCGCCCAGCTGCCCCGGTGCGCTCTACTTCTTCCTTGACAACAGCGCGGAAGCCGATTGTTTGCGGGAACAGCTTCGCCTCGTTATCCAAGAAAGCCTGTGCAAATTCCACCGTACATCCAGTAGCAAACGCAATCCCCTTAGCCGTAGCGCCATATTGTGCCTTGGTGTTCGACGAGGGTCGCTAAGCCCCGCCCGTTCTCTTATGAACTGCTGCATGTCCCCATGCAGAACAGACTATATCATCACCCTGTTACCAGGGGCTATGCGCTTCGGACCGCTTGGCCCTACTCCTTTCGGATAGTCGTTACACGTTCCTCAAATGAGGCTTCGCTCGGGATTGTCTGTTCTAGAGTTTCCCCGAATTCACATAGTTTTACTTCGCCTAAATCAAGCGAAGCTAGGAGCCTTAATACCTGTACGCATTGCCTTCCAAAGCGGATGCAGCTCGTGCTTCTTGTTGTGGCAGCGTTCATATACTTCTTCATACGGCAGTTCCTCGCGGAAAGCTAGGCGATAACAGTGCATATCCGTACCTGCCTGCAGCAGCCCCAGAAGTTTACGGTCCCCCGTGTGCACACAAGACATAACTACTTCCAGTGCTGAGTAGTCAACCTCAGTGATGCGTCCGCTCTCTCCGAATCTGGACGTGAACATTTGCTTTACTGCACTAGTTCCATCCCTAGGCAGGTTCTGCAGATTCGGTGACGATGCTGATAGTCGCCCGGTTACGGTGGCACAGGTATTAAGGCGGTGGTGAATGATGCCGGAACCATCGGGACGCTCCGGGATTACATACTGCAGCATCCCCTTCCGCTCTTTGACCTTACCTTCTGCGTCCAGGACCTCTCGCAAATAGTAAGTGCCGGTATCCTTCTCCAGCGCCGCCAGCTCGTTCACCAACTTACAGAACTCGAAACCTTGGCGAGCCAGCGCCTCCATTGCGTCTGTGCTAGTGCTGTACACAGGGGTGTCATCCTGCAGACTCCGCGCCTGCCTGAACTCGCCGCGCTCTGCGTACTTCTCCCGGATAACTTCCGGCAGCTCCTGGATGTTCACTAGACCTGGGCAGAAGTAAAGGTCATCCTCCCACTTAAGTTTCTCCTCCTCGGTATCAAGGCGGAATACTTTAGGCATCCCCTTGTTCTTACCCGCACGATATGTCACTACACGCCAGCACCCGCCTTCCGTTTGAAGTTCTTGCATGTGCGTGTCGTGTACAGGTATATAGGTGTGCGCACCCTCTGCGTCCTCGTACTTGTAGAAGTCTGCCTTAACGTACTGCGGAGGGTCGTATGGAACCTTCTTGCGGTACTTGATAGGCCCACCGTACACCAGTGCGGACATATGAAAGTCCGAGCCGAAGTTGAAATCCAGCGTATCCGGCAAGTCCTTCGGGATGTACTGCTGCAGCTCCTGCTTAATCTCACGGATGCGCTGCTCCTGCTCCTCCTGGTTCTTGCGTGCAATTGGCATGTTCACGAACAGGCCGAACCATTGACAATAGCTCCAAGCTAGTGCTGCCTCCATTCGTTCATAGACATACTGCATCTGATTGCGTTGGGCGAATAGGGCGCACTGTCCGTAGAAGCACAGCCCGGTATTTGGCACGTCACCGTTGACGAGGTAATCGTGAAGTAGGTACGGATCAATTTCGGAAGTACGCTTCCCTTGCTCCCATAGTATCTTCACACCATCAACTTTGTGCTGACCACCCCATTTTGGGGCGGTCTCATCTAGCCCGGGATACATCTCCTGGAAATCTGAGGCTATGTACTGCCCGTGCTGCGTACAGTATACCCGGCCGCCACGCTTTAGGAAGTCCTCGAAATGTTTCCGCTGGTAGGATAAGAACCAGGACACCTCGAAGCTGCTGTTGTGCGCGACTATCATAGTGCAGTGTTCCGGTATGGAAAACCACCTGTGTGGACCTGCGTTGTCTTCTAGGAACTCGGCCTTGCTGTTGAAGCGGATACTGAATACGTCACCCATATGCAACTGCCCGGCGTCATCTACTGTGTCTATGCGATATGCGCTTTCTACAACGTAGTTGTCGGGACAGTACGGGGATGCCACGTTGCCGTAATACTCAAAGTTCTCGACCTCTAAATCCACTATCATAATCTGGTACATACTAAACCTCTAAATATCCTAGAGAATTGGCTGCTGCTATCCAGCGCGAACCGTTTACGGAAAGTACCTGCAGATGCAGCGTACGCCTTGATTACCCCGTCGTCTAGGTAGTTGATGTCTGACGGTTTAAGCATAATCTCCTCCTGTGTACCTACATAGCGCCCTCGTAGAAGGCGCTAGGGAAGTCACCGGTTAATCTGGCCTTCGTCAAAGCGGCAACGACCCGGCTCGAATCCCACCTCGAATTGCAGGAGCGACTCTTTACCAGATAGTGCCATCTTGTTCTTAGGCGTACTGATACCGCGGACGTTTTGCATATGCGGCTGCTCGTTTCTGTCCAAGCATCCCATCATAATCGCCAAGTCCAAGGCGCCCTGTACACCAATCTTGCTCTGCTTCATAGCGGTGAGCGGCGGGAACAGCATGTTGTAACCTTCGAGTGAAAGCTGCATAGTCCCTACAATAGCGCAATCGTTCTCGCACCCAAGGATACGCAGCTCCTGCCAACGTGCTTCTAGGTTCTGGTGCTCGGTCTCCATAGTGCCGCCACGGATGTTCGCCACCATGTCGATGATGATTACCGCAGGGCGCATCTCCTCCATGAGCGTGGATATCTGCGCCATAGTCAAGGAGTGCGCAGCCTTAACACGAATCCGGTCAGCCCTGCCTACTTTCTTGAGGTAGGCTGGCACGAACTCTTGCTTACTGTGCCGGTCCTTAATCTCAGCCAGAGTCCAGTGCAGCGCCGCTTGATATACCCGCGGCACCGTGCGCGTCGCCGGACCCTCGTTAACCAGCCAGAGGATAGGGCGGTCCCCGTACACTTCCGGCTGCTGCTGCATTTGCTCAGCAAAATCCACGGCAATAGCAGCAAGCAGACTAGTTTTACCAGAGTCCACAGGAGCGGCCACTGCGATACAGTCCCCGCCACGTAAGCCTCGGATGTTGCTAGCGAGTTGCTCGAACACGCCCAGTTTAAGACCGCCGCTCTCGTCAGTCGCGGCAAGTATTTCGTCAACACTTCCGCTCTCCCATTCAAGCAGCGACTCGTGCACCGCAGCACCGTCGCCGTATTTGCGCTGCAGGTGCTTCATCTCCAGGAGGTAATCAATCTCCTCTCCGTCTTGGTAGCGTTGCGTCAGCGCTGCTACCTCCCCGCTGTAGGCCAGCTCGTTCAGGGTCTGGACAATCCCCACCACAGAATCCTGCGGTACGGCTTGTACTCCTCGCATAAGCTCGTCCATGATTACCCGTTCTTCCCGGGATAAGTGCCCCGCCCGGAGGTTGAGCATGCTCTGCATCGCATCCCACTGCACCTCCTGGTGCTCCGGGTACGTGTTCCAGTACAGCCCCACCCAGTCCAGAAGGTTCGAAGTATCCGGAGCAAGCATCGACTTAGGAATCTGCTCTCGCAGGCGGTTCCATACCTTCTGCGTGCACATCGCACGCACAACTATCAGGTCCAATTAGAGCCTCCAAGTTTTAGCTTTCAATACATCGTGCACTGCTGACACACTTACACCAAGGCTAGCAGCTATGGCCGGTGTGCCGTGTTCCCTGCTGTACCGCCTGTAGGTCTTCCTGATATAGTCCACCTGCTGCGCTGTTAGCTTGGAGTACCCATTCTGCTCCCCTTTAGAAACTCCACGTCTAGCCCTACCCCGGGTAATGCAGTCGTGGACGTTATCCTTGACCGTACCCAATTCTAAATGCTCGGGATTAATACATCTAGGGTTATCACACTTGTGATGCACAACTAACCCGGCTATGCTCTCTGGGGATATATTGTGCGTCGTGCAATAAACCTTTCTATGCAGCGGTATCTTCCGCCCATTGAACGTGGTATTTCCGTAACCCTTTGGTCCTCCTTTCTGTTTATGCTCCTTACACGCTCCTAATACCATCTAATAGCTCCTGTATTGTTGCCCCTTTTGGGTCTCCGTCGTAGTAGATTTCGTGGCACGGCATAAAGGGACGTAGCGCGCGCCGTATCATGGCTGCGCCGGAGTGTCCCGCTTGGTCATTATCAAGGGACAGTATCACTGTCGGCTTGTTCTGTATCAGCCACGCCCTTAGCTGCACGGGCAAGCGAGTACCCAGCATAGCTATAGCCTGCACGTTCATTACAGAGTAGTTCGTAATCGCGTGCTGATATTTTATCGCTGATAGATAGTCCTCGGTGAGCACGACCTTTAGAGGTGCGGCCGCAGCTACAGCCGACGCTACGGCAGGTGCCGCGACAGCGAAAGCTATTGGCTGGCCGTACATTACCCACTTCGGTTGCTGCCGAGCATGCACTGCACGGCCCAGAGCAGCGCTTCCGACACGGAAGATTATCCGCTGTTTCTCTTTGCTCCATTCTGCATCCCCCACCATTTCAGGCATGATTCCCTTTGTGGTCAGGAATCCGTAAATAAAACCCTGCGTTTCCGCAGGCGCTTGGCTAATGCAAATTGCATCTGCAGGTGCAGAGGGCTGCACCCTCGGCTCTTCCTGTAACTGTATGCGCTGGTACTGCTTGTGCTCGTTAACTGTCTTGTGACACCTAAAGCAATACATACTCCAGGCGTCGGGTTTATTGTAGATACAAGCAGCGGGCGTCTTTCCGCAGCATCTGAATCTACTAGATTGCCCTATAGCTAGGCGCTTGCATGCTCTAAGCCACGGCTCGTCCATTACTTCTGCCCGCGCTTAACCGACATAGCCATTCGGCGAATGTCATGTGCCAACTGCAGGGCTGAATCAGGGTCGATGTTAATCCCAATCTCAACCTTTGCCCGAGTGCTTCCCTTCTTAGGAATTACCCCTATATACATTAAACCTTCTCTGCCCCCGTTATCCTTCTCAAGAATTAGGCGCTGGTCATTTCCGGGGCCGCGCTTGGAGTTCATGTAGGTTACACTGGCTGGAACCGGCGGCAGTTCGTCCTCCGGTTCTTGGTACAGCTCGAAGTTGATTGCGTACCAAGGATAGTAGTCCCTTCCACCGTCGGTAAAGTTGTCTAGCTGCAACCAGTGCCCGCCTGTACTTGCACCCGTGATTGTATAGTAATCAAAAACCCCTTGATGCCGTTCAAATATCCGGTTGTCTATGCGTGGTTTGCGAATAACCTTATCACCGACTTTAAACATCGACATAATCAACCCTCCACAATATTATCGTATCCGCCCCAGTCTTCTACGACTCGGGTGCCTAGTTCAATCAGCTCATCACGAAAGCCGTAATCGGAGAACACCATTATGTACTCCGCCGCCTTCGCTGGATTCTCCTGCACCCAGCTAACCAGTTGATGTTTAGATAGCTGTGACAATTCCCGGAACGCGGCCAGTAGTTGCGGGTCCTCGTCCGGCGGCATGTCCCACGGCTGCCGCAAACTGGGCGTCGATGCAGAGAGCCATTGGTCTGGCTCTACTACCTTCGGGTCCCGCTCAATAGGAAGGCGCGAGAACGTACCATCTTGCAGTACCCGCTCAAGCACTTGCCCCAGGATGTTCAGGTCCAGCACCTCATCCGGGGTGTGCTCGTGCATATACCCTACGCCGACGTTGGTGCACTCAGGGATAACACCAACGAACTCAGCAGAGTCAGTGTACACCCCCTTCTGCAAGTGCTGCTCCGTGCGTCCCAGGCGCTCTGCCAGGGTCTTGGCAAAGGTATCAGAGCAGCAACGCATATACCGTTGATGCGTGATAATACCATCGCCGCGCCGGTCAAAGCTAATCATCGCCTTGACCCCAGTCCAAAACCCAGTGTCATCCTTGACCGATGCAGCGCTGCCTTCGCAGCCAACCTCTTCATCCACGAAGAAGCAGTAGCGTCCGTGCACACCCCGCCGCAGCATCTCCAGCATCAGGTAGATACCGGCACCACAGTCGGCGCCCAAGCAGTCAGCTTGCTGCGGATTCTTTACGAACAGTACGCCTTTGTTAGTGCAGCCGACGTCCGGCGCAGCGCTGGTTGGGCGCGCTACTGTATCGAGGTGCGACGTAAACGCTACGTCGCTTTGCTCTGAGTCCCCCACCAGCACGAAGTAGTTCCCGTGCTTGTCCTTTACGTAGCGCATATCACTGCCAAGCGCCCATTCGAGCAGCGGCTCGAACCACTTGGTACTCGCCCAGCTAGGCCGGTGCGTTTGCAGTATCTGCAAGAGCAGCTGCATATCAATCCCGTGCGGATTCAAGAACATTAAGCTGCCTCCCCTACTTCTCCTTCGTCGTCGTTGCCCAGGTACTTCTCTCCCAAGCAACCAGCTGCATGCTCAGTGAGAATTAACCCGTGCACTGGGTGTTCTTCTGCGTGCTCAATAAGCACCTGCCGGCCCTGTGCAAACACCAGTTCCTCTTGGTCGTGCACTACACCCTCTACTGCGCAGTACTCAATGTCCTCGTCGTATACGTAAGCATCGTGGTAATCAGACCAGGTGCAGTTCCAGCGACTATACAGCCCTTCTCGGCCAACTGCATATACAAAGTCCCCCTCTTCGACGCAGCCATCACAGGCCATATCCCCATCTGCGGTTTCCTGCATGTCATCGACGGGGTAGCGCTCTTCGCAGCAGCAACACCGGGCAGTTTCTGTGTCCACGTATATGTATCCGTCGGGATCCTGCGCCTCATAACCGTAGTCATCACGAATTACAAAGGCGTCACACCCTTCTTCATCTACACCGCACTGGTTGCTATCGAGATAGGGCATCAGCACTGCACCAATGTTACTTGGGTGTGGTATACGCGCCAGCATTACCCCTTCGAGACACCTTGTGTTTCTGGTGTACCCATGCCCACGCAGGATTGCATCCGCAGCGTTGCCATAAGCACGGACGTACTCGTTAGTTTCGGTGTTAACGATTGCTCGTGCCTGTACTTCGAAGTCGTCGCCGAACAGCTCCCCGGTGTACTGGATGAACAGGCGCAGCCCATTATCCGGCAGCCCGTGGCTGGTGGTGGCATACGTCCGCACAGGGCTACACTCAAAGGGGTAGTCGCTCATGCAGCTACTTGGACCGCTCTCATATGCGTCATACCATTCCTGCTCGGTCTTGCACAGGTACGTTGTAGGCTCCACGTTCATAGCCTTGAGGTCTTCGATAGCATCGCGGAAGTCTACGCCATTGCCGTAGTAGTTAGCGAGCCACTTACCTACGCGCATCTCCACGCAGCGGTACTCAGTAACTGCAGCGAAGTCCTTGTGCATGCGCGGCTGCCCCAGCATCACGATAGGTTCGCCGTTGCGGAAACCAAAGCCCAGCGGCACAGCAAATCTAGACACTACGAAACCGTGCAACTTCATGAGCAGCGCCGCGGCGTGCACGTCTCGGATGTGGCTGCCGTAATCATGGCCAGTGTACTCCCGGCGCTGCTGCTCTTCTGGTGCAAGCATAATGCGCTCGAATAACTGCAGGGCTTGCTTGTGCACCTTGTAGCCGGTGAATGCTTCGACGCTAGCAAGTACACGCTCAACCACTACATCTCCGTCCTCATAGAAGTCGCGGCGACGTTCCCAGAACTTGTTGTCGATAGTGATCCGCGCCGGGGTAAGTAGTTCGAAGAAAGTTCCGGAATTATACAAGTCCACCCGTTGCAACGGCCCGGCAGCCTTGTAAATGTCACGATATTTCGGATGAAGTGCTCCGCCTATAGCGACCTCTAAGCCCGGGGTGTTTGCGCTGACTTTGAGGAGGCCCATAAGAGCCTGCAGTGCGCCCTCAGTGTGTGGGTGGTCATAACCTTGCATTTTCAAGTCCTGGAACGGGGTCCAGTAATCGCCGCTGGAATACATTGATTCTTTAATCGGCAGTGCGTTTGCACCTTCCGGTAACACTACTTTCCATTCGATAGGTGCTGTGTTAGTTTCTTGCATTTTCATTTGCTCCCGAGTTAATAGAACTTCGTCATGCACTAAGAGTTCAGCGTGCGTACCACGCGGCGAGTTGCCGCTGCTTGTAGTAGGCACGGACCGCGGCCCTAAATTGCGTAAAAGCCCCGCGGTATCCATTCCGCTGTAGTGCTGCAACCACATCGAATGCAATGTGCTCTTGCAGCTTCCGCGCGGCAGATTCAGTGTACTCTCGATAGGTTGTGAGAACAGTGCCAATACCCGCTTTTCTAACTCGGAGTAATCGACGCTCAACTGGCACGATTTGCTTGAGTTCATTAGGAACCCCTTTGAATGTTTCCCAAGTGCAACCGCACTTGCCCTGCGTTTCCAGCAGACTCCACATGAAAACAGCAGCTTCGTCTACTGTGAGCATACGCTGTCCTTGAACACTACATTGCGGGCCACTAGTACGCTGCTGCTTAGCGCTATCACCCCGCCAACTGTGTGACTGGAAGTCAACCACTTATTGCCCTTCTCAGCATAGAATTCTGCGCTGGCGTGCAGCCCACTGCACAGCGGCACTCGGTACAGCAACCCGCTTGGCCGCTTGTATACATCATACATACTTTGCTTGCTCATACAACACCCCGCACATTAAACCGGACGCAGTAGCCGCGCAGGGTCATACCCAGGCGCTGTGCTTGCTCAGCATAATGCTGGCGCAGTGCTGCCTTAGCGCTGTACTCTCGCGCCAGCCCGTCGATTGTTGGTTGCTGCTTACGCATCAGCAGCGTCTCAGGATTCTTTCCGTGCATTCTCCACCTCAAATTTCGTCGTTGCTCTTATCGTCCACCGCGAGAGTCACAGCGGCGTCCAGGTACTGCCCCTGCACCGCCGCAAGGATGCTATAGGCTGTAATTGGTAAACTATTCACTTCTTGCTAACGAACAGGATAATGAACAGTAATCGAAGAATCGGGCCGACAAGAAAGAATGCGCCAACTACTGCTAAGAATGTCATCATACTAACCCCCTAATTGTGAATTTACAGTGTACCAGCCCTTGGGCTCTTTGCTGCTACCCTTAGTCTTGGTCTTGCCACGCACCGTGGTGCTGAACGTGGCGGATTGCTTGGTCTGCGTATACCCTGCACGGTTCAGGGCGTCCCGGCGCTTTCTCAACTCGGAGCCTGATAACTTCTCAAGTCCCTCAAATTGTTGTTTCAATTTATCTTTGTACTTCATGTTCCCGCCTTTATGTGCCCTTTCAGTCTGGCAAGCTCGGTGCGCATATTAACTAACGCCGTTACCTGATTAGGGGTGAGACTCTGCAACGCAGAGAAGTATTCTATTGTCCTCCCCAGTACCGCAATGCGCTTCCTGCACGCGGTTGCGTTTTGTCTGCGCCACCTATATTCAGCATCTATCAGCCTACTCATGCTTAGCTCCTGTATAACACTCAGCTAAGCACGGTTGCTTAGGTCAGTGTTATTGGTTGGCGGGTTACTGATTCTAGTCAGCACCTGTACAACCGCGTTGATTCAGCCTCTTCGTGGTTTCCCCCGGCTCCCCAGTCGCGCTGGGCTTGATGATTTCGTTTTCAGGGCACAATCATCTAAGCGCACCCGCTGTTTGTCGTCTCAGCCCTTGACGTTGCATCTTCACTACTACTGATTATCTAGGTTGTGGTGGTCATTGCACCGTCAAGGCACTGCACCTCCCCGCAAACCAGCTTCAAACCAGCTTACTACTTACTTCGGGATTCAATCTAGCTTATGTTCTTCGCAGTGTCAACTCTTTTTATCGAGTATCTAACCCTTCACACTATCTAGCTTTAATCCGGCTGAATCTCCCGACTCTGCCCCGGTTAGCCCAGCTAGTCGCTAGTACCTCCCGGTGAGGGGGACTATAGCCCTATCGAACCAAAAGAAGCAAGTACTTTTTATAAATATTTATCACTGAGAGCAAAAGGGGTAAGCAGGGCAAATACTTAGAGCCATACTAGGGATAGCTCTAGGGATAGCTCTGTGCTGGCACTAGCTGTAGCCACTGCTAGCCAATACCGCCTAGTACGAACCAATACTACCTAACACTATATAATACTACATGGAGCAGAACGCAGTGTCCGTACGCAGTGTAAGGACACGGAGTGATGCGGTGACTATGTAGGTATGTCAGCCTACTGCGTAGGCACAGGGACATACTAGTGAGTACCTAGTGAGTGCATAGTGAGTAGTAGTGTATATAGTGTCCCTAAACCCCTCCTACTCCGGTAACTTCATTTTGTATTAGCTTTCGAATGAAAGTAAGAGCAAAGGGATAGCATTGGGATAGCGCCGGAGTGTGGAAGTGCGCCCTAGTGGGGAGCGCGCAGCGTAGCACAGAATCGGCACAATGTAAAGCACTATGGATAGCCCTAGCGATAGCCTAGTATGCACTAGGGATAGCGCTGGACAGGTACTACAGCGCACTAGCTGACCCACTATGGCCCCACTACTGGCCCACTAGGTGCTGCACTGGACAGGCACTAGGCAGGCCCACAATAGGCGCACAAAATAAGCAAGGCAGAGCGCACCCCTATGGCCCACAGAGAGCGCACAGGGATAGCCCTAGTGAACGCACGGGCCAAGCCGTAGGGTAGCACTAGCGATAGCCCTAGCGCAGCGCAGAGAGCCGCTGAGGCGCACTGGTGCGCACTAGTAGGCCCTAGCAGTGCCCCCCCCCCCCTAAATTGACGCCAGGCACCCTCTATGGGGGCAATTGGGCGCGCTGAGGGTGAGGGGCCCTGTCGGGTAAGTATAACAAATTTCGAGTTCAGATATACATCTGCGCAGGGGAGAAGTCCTTGTGATGTTCCGGGCGTTTCTCTTGTACCCACTTGCAGATAACCTCGTAGGAGCTGTGCTTCTTCATATAACGCTTACCGTCCTTCCAGAACTCCCCGCGCCAGCAAGTGCCAGTGTAGTATACGCCTCTAGGGTGTTCGCGCTCAGCCCTGCGAGCATTGCAGTTATTCTCACTGAGAGTAGCCAAGCGCAGGTTCTCTAGGCGGTTGTCGCTGGGGTCTTGGTTGATGTGGTCAACCACGTAGCCCTCTGGGATAGGACCATTGTGCATCTCCCATATGAGCCGGTGCACGCGCAGTTTCTTGCCACATACTTGCACCTCCCAGTAGCCTTTTGCCTTCTTAGTACCGGCTACTGCCCCGGCCCGTCTGCCCTTGAGCCACACCAAGCAGCTAGGGGATGTTGTGTCGTATTTGATGTTCATAGACATATCCTCGCGTGAGTCTAATAAATTTCAGGTCCAGGTATAGACGTGCACCCCAGCAGTGCCCCGGGATACCGTAGAGATACCCCGGGGAAGCTCTAGAGCTACTTAGAGATACACCTCCCAGGCTACCCGGGATACATCCGCTGCGTCACTGCTCCTAATCACGAAGCTGTTTAGGTCCGGATTAGGTGTAGGCACACCCTGGTTCTGTGCTACGCTAGTCACCGTCAAGGCCCCGGCACTAGAAGGAAAGGTCAACCGCGTCAGCTTAACCTCAGACACCCACTTGAAGGAGTTAGCTCCGCTGCCAAAGTTTCCGCGTACACGTGCATTGACTGTAGCCTCACCAGCAACCAGCGTTGCCACTCCGCGAATGCCTGTGTCATCCAGTAAGTTCCTGGACATGCGCGGAGGCGTAGGTTGAACGGTGTAGCCGCTCAGCAATGCCCAGAACAAGCCGTGACCGGTCATGTTGTTATTGGACATAGATACCAGGGTAGGGTCAATGCCCATAGTCCCGTGGAAGTACACAGCTCTCCCGGTACCGTCGTAGCGCATGCTCACGCCATCAATCTCCAGGGATGTCTGCGCTGTCTCAGCTACGTCCTTAGTGACGAAGATGTGAGAGCTGGAGTTGCGAGTGTACCGACCGCCTTTAACACGGCCCCCGTTGATTCGCACACCATTCCGGCTACCGTGAGCCTCGCAGTCATAAACGTAGCCACCGCCGTACGAGCAGTTAAAGCCAGAGCGTACGTTGTCATAAGCTAGGCACTCCCTATAGATAGGGAAGGCTACACCGGTGTTGGAGGCGAACCCGTCCATAGCTGCACGGTAAGCTCGACAGTTCAAGTACTCCACCCCGTTAGTGCGCGCTTGGAACCCATCGTCAGCACTGTCGTACGAAACGCAGCGAACGAACTTCACACGCTTACCAATGTCATGAGTATCAAACCCAGCTTGGGTTGTGCTGTAGGCTTCGCAGTTAACGCCTAAGAACTCGATAGGCTCCCCCCATTTGTCCCCGTCTGCAGTGCTCTGCCAGTTCAGAGAGATTGCGTGGCGTACGTCCATGGCGTGGATATCGTGTACTTCCGTGTCCTCTGAGCAGCCGAGCACCTCTACCCCGTACCATCCGATGTTGTAGAAGCTCGTACCCTTAACGGTACTATCTACGCAGTTATTGAACTTGATAGCACTACGCCCTCCTATATCAGAAGCCCCGGGGCGTTTGTTACCAATAATAACTCCGTCCCGAATGTGCAAGTCCGCAGCGAAGTCGGCGGAGATACCGATAGTAAAGAACCGGTCCAAGTCGTCGTAGCCGAACTCGTTGATGTACGGAGATACTAGGGTTACGTTCTCTACCATTGTAGGGACGCCTACTTCCGCGGTATCAGACAGGCAGTAGTTATAGTGCAGCGCTTTATCCAGCCGAATACTGGCGACGCCACCGGAGGTGCTAACCCCCACTACTTTCCTAATCTGGGAAATCTTTACCCTGTACTTGTTAGGCCCACCGTCGCACAGCTTATTAGAGCGAAGATACAAGTACGTACCTTTTACCACAGACAAAGCCCCGGCAGCCACCGTAATGACTTTGCTACCCGCTGCGGCATCTGCTGCTAACGGTACGAACGCTGAGGGTGCCGAGCCGATAATGTTAAGCACCTGACGCGCAACCGCAGCATCCGGCAGGATTCTTCCGGTATCAGTAAACTCCAGCGTAGAGTTGCTTTTGATGTTGAGCACACTCGTGGCCTGCAGGACTGTGTCCACAACCAGGTGCCTATTAGGTGCACTCATGAACGTGACTATGCCCGCCCAGTTGCTGAACCAGGAGCTGTATGCTGGGCCCACGAATTTACGAAGCAGGTACCCACCGGGTACAGCAAACACAGTTCCGTTATCCACTACCGACGCAGTAGTAGTAAAGGTGAAATCCCCACCGGCGCTACCCAGCAGGATAATCTTGTCCTGTACCTGAAAGTTTGGATATGCCACCATGCTCGCCAAGTCGGAGAACACCCGCTCGGGAGCTACTAATCTAATTAACGCCATTTACCCTCCGGTCTTAGTAAGAGCTGCCACCGCAGCATTTACATTCTTATACTGATTCCCAATAGCCTTGCTCTGCCACTGTCTGCGCTCCCATAGGCCCCAGCACACTTTATTGCGCTGCCCGTTAATATACTGAGAGCAGTCGAAGGTCCAGCGGTTGCTGCCCTTGTACACCCAACCGATGCCCGGGGATTTCTGCTGGTACTTGCTAATATAGCGCCAGTCCAGTACGACCTTTCCAGCTGCTGCGTAATTCAGTCTTTTGAGGTGCCGCTTCACAGCACTGCTGTTGAAGCCAGCTACGCCTACGTTATAAATGAAGTCTACAGACCCAACCAGAGCTACGTCAGAGAGCTGCATAGGAAGCCCGTCAAGAGCCTTTGCATGTGCCCCTGCTGATTCTATCAGCTGCTTCTGACAATCGCTCAGCGTGGCTCTCTGGCCCATTTTAACGCCCTTTGTCTCGCCATAGCAGATTGTAGGGATACCGGCGCTATCTTTGTAGGCGGTAAGGCTCAGGCCCTCGTTGTGCTGTACTACGCCAGTAATGGCCCCGCCAAGCATAGTGGCCCCCGTGAGGGCCGCAATAACCTTAGTCCTTAAACTCATATTTAATAGTCCCCTTACGTGCCTGCTCCTCTAGGAGCTTGAATGTACGTCGCTTGTAATACGTATTCCACGCCAGGGTTAGCACTGCGCACACAGTCGCAGTGATGAAGCTGATAGTGCTCCAGTTCCAGCTCATTAACTCTGCCAACCAACCTCCTGATACCGTAGCGCCGGTAACTGCTGCACCTGCCCGGGTAGCGAGGTCCGACCCAACCGTGTCTCCCACCTTAATCATCCTGCTGCCCCTTCTTCCTGAATAGCTTACGAATCACCAGAACGACCACTAGGAAGACCGGAGGAATGCTGGCCCCGGCTAATCCGGCGAGGATAAGACTGTAACTATCATTGTTAATCACCTGCAGGCGCTCTGCCTGGATTGTCCCGGTGCTAATAGTCTGCACCTGCTTCTTACTGGACGTATCCAAAGTGCCTACGTTAGAATCTGATACATCGGTTTTGTTGGTGGTGCTGGAGTCCACCTTGTTATTCAAGCCAACGGTTTGTTTGGTGTTCTCGGCACCAACCTGAGCAGACACATCCGGCTTAGAACCAACTAAGCCGGTGAGCGCAGAGGTCGCCGAGCAACCAGTCAGAGTAACCGCGAGCAGTAACCCAGCGACCAGTTTACGCATTAGCTAGCAGCCTTCACTGCGTCTACCGCGGCTTCGAGCGCAGCAATCTTGGTATCGAAGGCGGCACCAGTCTGGGCTACGTTCTGCGGCTGCGTAAGGATAGCATACAGGTCCTTACCGAGAATGTTCAGCTGACGCAGCAGCTCCTGCTGTTGCGCTGAGGTTGCTTTTGCAATTGCCATAATATATTCCTTATAAGTTAGGAGAGAGCGATACCGGTAATAACACCGCCGGTCACTGCAAAGGTAACGGTGTTGGTGAAGGTGCCTGTGGGGGTTACTCCGGTCAGCGCTTGACTGTCAGTAACGATAGCGGCCGTGGCTGGTGCTGCTACGCGGGACACTACGCCGCCAGCTACTACAGCGGAACCTGTTACGGTTTTGTTATTAGCACTGTCAGCAATAGTCGCTGCATCTGTATTACTGACCATTGTAGTGGCCGCAGGCAGTACTACTTGCTTTAATGCCCCGTCCTCCACCTGTAAAGTGCTGGTAATGTTCTGCGCACCGGTGCTGTTCGTCACCTTATACGTAGCACCATCGCTCACGATAACCTGATTATCCGGGGTAGCTGAACCAGTGGCAGCTAGTGCAGACACCGGTGTTTCTCCTGCCGTATCTACAGCGGAACCCAATGCCAACAGCGGTCCTGTATCGTGTGCAAGAGTCACGGCCTTATCTAACTCAACGGCAGCGTCACGTACTGCTTGACGTTGCGCCAAAGTGGAACTTGCAAATGCCATTATCTCCTTCCTCTATGTTGTTTACCTCTGCCCCGGTTCTGTAACCGTGCAGCTACACCCCGGAGCCCCTTAGACACTTTATTCTGTGCCCAATCCAGGGGATTCTCAATGAAGGCCCGAGCCATCTTCTCAGACTCACGCTCAGCTACTACTTTCTCATCTTCCACCAGATGCCCGTTCAGCGTAGCCACCATCATGGCGATTGCATCTGCTCGGTCATCCTTCGCCAGACTACCTCGGTCGTATGTGATACTGGACAACTGCGCGAACGCAGAGTACAGCCAACGTCTATCGCGGGAGTACGCCATACAGGTGCTGATGTCATCGTGAATAGCACGCTCATGCACCACCAGGCGGTGACGACGAGTAACTGGGCTGATTGTGTCGATGATACGACGCTCTTTCTGCGTGGAGTTGTTCAGGTCCTGTACTCCGATACCGGCGAGACGTCGCTCCCGTAACCGGTTCAGGATAAGCATAGACACGGTACCGTGCCCCATGTTGCTCTCCACCACCATATCCGGGATGTCCAGCTCTACGCACAGGTCAATCAGTTTATCAATGTTCTCTTCGCTGATACCTCCTTGGAAGCCACCTACGGAGAATAGGTGAATGTACGAGTTCGCAGCACCACCAGCAGCGTAGGACACTTCGTCTCCGCCACAACCAGCCGGGTCCACCACTAGCACCTTATGCTGATACGGCAGGTGCATGTCCCCGTAGAATGCCGGGAAGTACATCTGCTGGCCCACAATCCCCTCATGCTCGTGCTGGTACAGGTACCGGCGGTCCGCGATGTAGGAGAACGTCTCCGGGGAAGAGTCCTGGCTGCCGGAGTAAACCAGCATATCCGAAAGCTTGATGCGCGTACGCATTTGGTCGGACAGGGTGGTGTCGAGCATGTACTGCAGCTGGAAGCCTTCTGGGCCGAAGTCCAGTTCCTTCTCAATCAGTGCATCCTCATCATAGCGTCCGGTGTCCGTGCTCTCGCCTAGCGTCCCATCGACGCCGAAGCCGGTGCGTTTATAGCCGCGCTCAATAAGCTCCAAGATATAAGGAGCAAGTGTACTTCCATATCGCTCTTCCATTTCAACAGACGGAATGCGCCCCGGCCACACGCGGACCTCGAAGCCACGTCCCGGCAGGGTTTTGTAGATACTGTCCTTGGTCTGCGGTGTACCTAGGTACAGCGTATCCCCGTGCGTACAGATAGCCGCGAAGTCTTTAGAAATCATCAGCAGCTGCTCACGCTGGGTTTGCGTTAAGCCATTCTTGGTGGTCTCGATATCATCTGGAATCAGCAGGTCCGCACGTTTCCCCTGCAGGGATGCAGTGATACCTACACAGGCTACGCTGGCGGACTTGTCCAGCGGTTTCAGGTCGCAGTTGACATCATAACCTTCGAACGAAGTACGGTCCCCACGAGTAGGGTCCGCCTTCAAATAGCTCAGCAGCGGCCAGGTTTCCAGCATACGGATGATTAGGTTCGCTACGTCGGACGCCTGCTTCTCCGCTCCAGACACAATCAGGATACGGCAGGATTGGTCCTGGATGAGCCTCCAGACGGCGTACAGTGCAGCTAGTGTAGACTTAGCCTCACCACGCTGCGCGGCCACCATGCGCTTCCGGGGGCCCTTCTGCATGTACTCTGCAATGTCGGCCTGCATGTCCGTGAGCGTAAAGCCCAGGAACCGCATACCGATGTACGCGAATTCCCGGAAGTCGCTTAGCGCCGCGGCCATCATCATCGCGATATCCTCGCGCTCCTCTTTGGGAATACTGCGCGGATTCGCACTATAACCAGTAAGTTTCTGGTTGAGCATGCGCAGTCTTCGCGCAGTCTTCACCGATACCATTAGACAATTCCTTCTAGTAAGTCCTCAGAGTCTGAACCACCAACTTTATTTAGAATCTCTTGCTTACGCGCCTCTCTGCGCGCCGCTAGCTCGTCATCGAACTCGTCGCGAAGGTCCTGCATCTCCTCGGAATCTGCGTCCGCAGTGATGTCGTTGTCCTTCAAGAACTTGGCGATAACTGATTTATCTGCGGCGGGGAGCGGCACCTCATCTTCCTTAGACTGCTTGATTTCTTCAATCAAGGCCTCGGTGAACATGCGGTGCAGCTCCGAGAGGCGACTACGTTTAGCTGCCCCTGCCATATTTTCTCCTGTTACGTTCCTAGCACCCCACTAGTGCGCAGTGCTGCCAGTAGAGCGTTAAATTTATCTACTACATCCCCTGTGCCTGTTGCGTTAGATACAGCTGCAGCCTTGTCCAGATACGCCAAATCTCCCAAGGAGTCGGCCAAGTAATCTACGGATGCTTGTGAAGCGAAGCCATCCCCCGCAGTTACGTCGGCCCCCAGTCTAGCGGCTACAATAGTTCCTGCAGGTAAGGTCTCTGCAAACAGTATCGTATTATCTACAATCTCGAAACTGTAGCCGCGAATCTGCCCAACCCCGTTAAGCTCCACCACCGCCTTAGTGAAGGCTAGACCTGGAGTTACTTCGTCTGTAGCCTCGGCCAACACTGTACTCCAAGGGTAACTTACTGTCTCCACTCCGCTTATAAAGGTGTTCTCCAGAGCGGACGTACGCATACTCAAGGCATCGTCAGCGGCCTTCCGCGTAGCGGCCTCTGCGTCAATGCGTTGCCCCAGTAAGGTGTCCGCAGTATCGACATATGCCTTAGTGGCAGCATCTTGGGCGTTAATTGGGTTAGCTAAGTCTGTTATACGGTACCCGTTCATACTAATAGTACCATAGAATCCGGGGATAGCCCGACCCTCCACCAGTTCTTGCGCCAGGTGCAAGAACTGAGTGTTTTGGGAGTCTACGTTTACCTCAATGAACGGAGAACCACTGGCGAACTCGATGTACAGATACTCTCGCTCTGTCTTACGGATTAGTAGCACAGTAGTGCTTGCCGCTAAGGCCGAATTAAGCCTGATATTAGTAGAGCTGGTCCAGGTGTACCCAGTGGTTTCCACACCGTCTAGGTATACATGAATATAGGACTTGTCCAAATATTCAATATCGCACTGGATATCCTGGGTACCAGCTGGCTTGATTTGTTCTTGCCAGCTGTATGTCATATTAATCGTCTCCGAAGTTATTGATGATAGCTCGCGTAGGTGCGAATTCCTGGATTAGCGGTACCTGCTTAGTGAAGGTCTTGATATCCATATTACCGGTAGCCAGGCCCTGCACAGCCCCAAGTAGTCCCGCGACATAACCCATAGACGCCAACGAGTGTCGGGGAGAATTCCCCAGGAAGATATCCTGCAGTAAGGATATACCGCCAATGGCACTCATACCCATCACGGACTCGCCGATGAGTTTCTGGGTGTCTACGTCCTTCCCGTCCATGCCGCGCTTGGCCATAGTAGCCAGCAGCATCAATGGGAACTGGTACGCCATAATGTGGGCTACACCAATCCACCCAGCATCGTTCAGCTCTCTACGCAGAATCTTGTTAGTGGCAGCCAGTGCGAAGCTCTGGTACCCTACAATGACTTTGCCGATAGGGTTGAACTGTGCAAAGTGTGAGGTCTCGCCAGTACGAACCTGCTGTACCAGGTAGTCCATCATACGCGTCCCCACAACCTCGACTTGCATTTGCAGGTCCGGCTGGAACATAGCTCCCGGGTTAGCCTTGTTGGCAGCGATAGCTCGGTCCGCAACGTCGCGGGTAAGCCCGAAACGCTCCAGACGCTTAAACGCCTCAACATCACCCTTGAACATCTGCGTAAGCTCATCCGCCACAATACCGGAGTTCAGGTTAACTTGCAGCCGATGCACCATGCTCATACCGTTGACGTGACGTGCAGCCTGCCCAACGTTCTGGGTGACGTTGAACCAAGAGGCCTGACGGGTCAGGTCCAGGTTATCGTCGGCGTACGTATTCAACCAGCGGAAGCGCATCTCCTTCTGGATGTTGCCTCGCAGCACGGCGTCTAGACGGGCAGCCATATCCGGAGCCTTGATAGCCACAGCACCCTCCTTGAACCAAGGCTGGTCACGCATACTGCGCAGCACTCTAGCCATGCCGAACTCCTTCATAGCTAAAGCAGTGTCAGTCAGCTGATACAGGCCGGAGTTCTTAAGCATGGTAGCGTTCGCCATGTTCCCGGCTGCACGCAGCAAGTCCGGAAGCTGTCCAGCGTCAGCGGGTGCCCCACCCAGGATAAAGTCGATGGTGTCGTTGACGGCCTTCTCCCACTTAGCGGAATCCGCCAGCGCGTGCTTGGACTCATCAATCATCTTAGCGAGCTGCCCCAGGTCCTGTACGCCTGCGTAGGCCATACCTACACGGCCGGACATACGGTTAGTGTACCCGTGCATAACCTTGGCTACGTCAGTATCCATCAGGTCCTGCATGCACATGCTCTTACCATTCACCAGATACTCCTTGTCCATATTGAACCGAGTACGCTGACGCAGGTTCCGCGCAGGGGATGTGCTGCCGGATTCGCGTACGTTACCAGCTAGGAAGCTCTGGATTGCAGACTCCTCTACACCAGCGCTACGCATAGCCATAACTATCTCATTGTTACCCATGCCGTTAATCAGCTGCTTCCACATAGGGCCAGACTGCCCAGCACGACCGTTGTAGATACCGTCAACCATCTCCTTAGCAACGCGCTGCACTGTTTCAGATTCCATGCTGGGATATACATCCCGCAGGGCGGACCGGAACAGGGCGCGATAGTCGTCCAGGGTGTTACCCTGTGCAATACCTTGACGCATCTTGTCGTAGCTGTACTGGCGCGGGAAATAGTAGTCAGATTTAACCAACGCACCATCGTCAACCAAACCAGCGGCGCGCATATGCTCGTACCACTTACCCGCCCACCCGGACCTGCGGTATGCGTCTACCAGTGGGGCAATCTCTGCATCAGGTACAGGCACAGGACGCCCGTTTACGTCGGCGCTATAAGCAGCATCCAGGTACTTGCCCAGGCGGTCTTCCAGTGCAGCCCGCTCGGCTCGGAACTTGCTCCTATGGAAGAAGCGCTCAGAGAAACCTACACCCTTATCCTTCAACGCGCCCAGGATAGCGTCTTCCACTACGCTGGCGCTAGCATCCATCTCCAAAGTGAGGTTGCGCTTGAAGTCCACTACAGATGGGCGACGGCCACCTACGGCGGACGCGTCCGACACTAGTAGTTTAGCCAAGTCTTCATTGCCTTGAGCGATGTTGTCGTACAGGGCAAACATAGTAGCGAGCTTCTTCTTAGCGCCATCCAGCATAGCTTGGGCACCCTTAGCCTCGTTGAGGGTAGTGCTGCCCGCCAGGTCCTGGAAGGCTTCGCTACGGAAGCTCTGGGCTTGGTCTGCATAATCCTTAGCTGTCCACTTAACGGCGTCCTCGTACGCATCCAAGACATCTTCCAAGGCAGAACCTTTGGCCTTGATGCCCAGGGCATTCATGATGTACCCGCCCAGTTGGCGGAGCATGCTCTTACCGGTGGGGGATTGCGTACGTGCCAGGTGCTCAACCCACTCCGGGCTGTCGCCTAAGCCTGCCAGCATCTCGTGTACATTACTTGCATAATACCGCATACGTGGCGTCAGGGTGGAGTCGGCTGCAATAACAGCGCGCACTTCCTCCAGGCGCTTAGCAATCTCGGGGTTACTGTCAACGGCGCGCGCAGTGGCGGCATGAATCAGTTCGTGCACAGCCACCTTGCTTGTATCTGCATCCATAGCGCGCAGCGCATCACCGACTGTAGTCCAAGTGCTACCGTTAGCTTGCTTAGGTGCGCGCAGAGATATCTCTCCTCGCTTAGCTAAATCTTGTTGTGCATAAGTGTAGCGGCTACGGTTTGCGGAGCCTGCTACCAGTTTAAAATCAATGTCATTTACAGCGTCACCCAGCGTGTCCAGAATAGCCTTCTGGCCTGCTGTCAAGTGCTCAGACTTCTTCAAGAACTGAACTACGTGCTGTGCTTTCATGTTCACGGAGGCGGTATTGTTTCTAGATACTTGGATGCTTTCATCCAGTGTCTTAGTGAGGATTTCCTCCCCCTCTCCTACTCCGGTAACATTAGCATCCCTCGCTGTACGAGTTGTAGGCGCTTCTGGGTCGAACATAGGCTCACGCCCAGTACGAGCCTTGGCAGCAGCTTTAGCCGCCCTAGACATATCCCAGAGCTGGTCTAACCCGGCTACGCCTGCTACCAGTGCAGTTACAGCAGCAGACTGACCCAGTTGGTCCTGTGCATAGAATGCAGAGCCTACGTCAGCGGCGCGGATAGCCGTGCGTACAGCTAAGCCAGCGCGCCCAGCAATGCCAGCAGCAGACATCGGGGCCAGGATGAACGGAGAGTCGCCTACCAACATACCCGCGAACCCAGCTACTGTGTTGTCAGCCATTAAGCGGTCACGGTCACGCTGCTCGAGCATCTGCTGCATGCGGTAGTTATAGTCCTCGACTGACACCGAGTCGTGCAGGTACTCAATCTCTTCCTGATTTGGGGCGTACAGCTTAGCCCGTGTATCGCTGCTCAGCGTCTGCTTGGCATTAAAGTTCTGGTCCCGGTCGAATGCGGGGGATAAGGCTTTACGGATGGCCGCCCCCACGATACTATTACCCATACCCGACGCAAAGCTCTCCCCGGCAGTAGTAGCTGGGGTCTTGGCCTGCGCCAGTAAGGAGGCACGTTCCAGTGCATTTAAGCCGTTGTCTCCGGCGTCGTTCCAATCTACGCGTGCAGGCGCAGGTTTAAGTGTTGCGCCCTTAGCAGAATCCTTTTCCTGTGGATTCGGTTCTTGGTTCAGAAACTGAGCCATAATATCTCCTAAAAGAATTTTGATAAGGGGAGGCCCTGGAGGGCCTCTAGTTAGTGCGTTGCCTCAAAGAGCCAATCACGTAGGTTTTGTTCCAGGTACTTCTTGCGCTCAGGTTGAGCCTGCTTGTACGCCGAGGTATTCCGCAGCGCTTGCCAAGCCCTACCCTGGGCCTCAGATACAGGATACTGATACGCTCCCACCGGGGACTTAGCAGCCTTGCGTACCTGTGCCACCGCCTCTGCTACGGGGCCAGAGCTACCGTTACCGCCGTGATAGTTCAGGTCCACCATAACCTTTAACGCCTCGTCGGAGGCATTCAAACCCTGCCCCTTGAGTTGCTTCTGCACGTTCGGAACGTACTGCTTCTCCATAGAGGATTTGAGGATACTGATACCGTCGTCAATGGTTACTTTCTGAGGAACTGGCATGCCAGAGTTAACGTGCAGACCGAAGCCTACGCTACCCTTGCCCTTGCCTTCTCGGAACCCTTCGAACTTCATAGTGGTGGCGAGGATATCACTAAACAGCGACGGCTCTAGCCCCACCGCGTTACGGCCGTTGACCTGCACGCTGACAGCACGCCCGTTGTCGTGGTCATAGAAGGTAGCGGGACGTACCCCTACTTGCTCGCTGCCAATCTTCATAGCACCAGCCAGTGCGGAATCATATGCAGCCTGCGCAGTAGCCTGAACGTCGCGGAGGTTCACAGACATAGTCTGGAACGTGCCCTTCTTGTCGAACACGGTTACGGTCATGTTCTGACCTGCGTTGCCCGCAGTGGCAGCCTGCACCACTACACGTTCCATGTTGCTGGGGTCAGTGATAGCCTGTACTTGGTTTTGAATCTGCTGTTGCAGCGTAGCCTTGAACTGCTCCTGGTCGCCCTTGTAGTCACCCATGATAGATTGCAGAGAGGTTCCGGCAGGCAGATACACGTGCCTCGGCGTACCGGCAATTTCCAGCTCTAGCTTACGGGCTTGGATGTTACCCTTGAGCATCGTGTTGATGTCCTCGGCATCTTTACCCACCAGAGATTCTGGGTTGCGGCTGTACGTATAACGGTACTCCTCCTCCATAGCAGCGCGCGCTTCCTGGCGCTGAGCGTCGGCATCGCCAAAGAAACTGAACCAGTTGCTGGTACCGCTAGGGTCTACCATCTTGTCCGTGGGGTTACTCTGGATATTACTGTAGCGCCCACTGGCCTTGTTACGCGCCTGGCGGCGCAGGTCGTCCAAGATAGTATTGCTGGCATTGCTTGGGTTTTGTGCAATAGCTTTCTGCACCACCCCCTGCCACTCGGACGGGACCTCAGACAGCAGGGCCATCTTACCTAAGTCCGTACTGGTGCTATAAGCCTGTGCCCACAAGTTGATGCTGTTGACGTTCTCGCGGGAAACCTCGCCATCCTCACCGAGCTGGTCCAGCGTAGTCAGCGTACGAGCCATGTCCGAAGACATACGCTTGTGCGCCTCGTTGACGGCCCACGCATCCTTGCTGTTGCTTCCGTACGCCAGCAGCTGCAGGTTCCCTTCCGGAGTGTCTGGAAAGCTCTTGAGCAGCTGAGTACGCGCCTTATCTAAGTCCCCTTTGAACATGCCTGCCAAAGTAGAGCTTGGCATGTTCCCAGTAATTGCTGTGCGCAATGCCTGAGTGTCTGCTGCCTTCTCGCGAATGGTCTGGGCTTTGTTCCAGAACTCCATGCTGGTCCCAGCGCTGAGCACGTCCGATGCCGCCAGCTCAATGACACGGCTACGGATACGCGCCATAGTCTGTTCTTGCTGCTCAGGAGTCTGCCCCTCAAGAGACTGAATTGCATCGGAGATTTCAAAACGGGCCTGGGTCTCAATCTGAGCACCGGCGCGTTTAAACTCCTGATACAACGCTGCGTTAACGTCTACGGAGTTTACTCCAAGTTCCTTGGTAGCCAGCTCTTGCAGCTGGTTGATTACCAGCGGGTCCTGTGTCTGCTGCGCTACGCTGACCATATACTGCTTGGCCCGGTCCAGCTTCTTGCTCTTGTCCAGGTGCTCGGCAGCCAGGATGCTGTCTAAGCCGGTCTTGATAGACATTTGCGCGGCGGCACCTTGCCCAGCCTGTAGGCGCTGATAAAACTCATCACTGGACGAGCTTAGTCCGCGGTCAAGGGCACGGTCAGCCTGGGCCAGGGCAAACGCAGCTCGACCTTTCTGGAAGGCTGTATAGTTCGCCATGCTGGTAGCACGGAGCTGCTGCAGTATGGTAGTAGCGGACTGCTTGGACATATCCGGTAGATACATACCGAGCTTGTCCGACATAGACTGGACGTGCTCTTGCTCCTGCTGCTGGAACTCCTCGTCAGTCAACCCGGACTCGGCAGCTTTCTTAGCCCGGGCTATACTGTCTGTGCGCCACTTGGCTAGCGAGTCGTATGCAGCAGCGGATACGTAGCCATCCTGGTAGGCTTCACGTACGAAGATGTTCTGCTTCTGTACAGCCTCGTCCTTGGAGGCCATCGCGTCCACCGCACCCTGAGCATCCATCGCGCCGCGCACTGTGGCGGCTGCGGCGTTCTCTTTTACTGCCTTGTCAAAGCCTACGCCGAAGTCCTGCACAAACCCAGACAGGGCGGCTAGACGTTTTGCTTTGGAGGTATCAACAGATACCTCACTCACCGTTGACGGCAAGCTAACATCGTTGGCCTGCAATTGTACGCCACCGACATTTAGCCCCTGTCTATTGGGTTGAATCACAGGCATTTAATATTCCTCTTAAGTTACCAGGTATGAACTGAGCTGTTACCCTTACTCCCCCATAAGTCATAGGAGGATGCCGTGTTCTGTGTAGCCGACGCACCACTACCAGGGGATGAGCTGCCAAAGTCAGAAGATGACGCAGCGTTACCGGCGTACTGCCCAACAGCGGATGCCCCGACACTCAACAGCGAGTTAAACATGTTATCGTACGGGTCCTCCATATCCATGTTAGCCAGGCCGCTATCCACGGCCTTATCTGTCATTAGACGGAAGCCCTCTTCCTGGGTTGCCTGCTGGTCACGTACGCCGGCCTCTTGTCGCCCGGCTACAGTGTTCACTGTGGCTACGGCGTCTTTAACAGAGGCCCCCATAGTACCGGAGGCTGCTGCTTGCAGTCCTACTTGGCTCTGTGCCTGCAGCTTCTGCTGCTGAATGTTAAACAGAGACACCTCAGTCCGGTCCCTGGACTGGGCGCGCTGTAGCGCGATGTCATTTAGCTGTTTGGCTGTCTGTTGGATAACAGCCTTGTTCCTGGCCTTGGACACTTCAATCTGAGCACCCTGCCCCAGAACGGTCTTAGCGGCCATGGCCGCAACCATCCACCACATATTAAATCCTCCGTCTGCGTTGGTTGTAGCGCAGGATGTACGATATATCTAGCACGTTCAGCTCCATAGAACCGTCAGTAAATAGTGACACCTCGGTTGTGTCTGCGTTAGTACGGCATGGCACGGTAATCGTAGCCAGGCCCATACGCAGAGCCTGCCCGAGCGTCAGCTCCTTTGAGTTCATCAGGATACCAGTTAGTTCTCCACCCCAATTGACGTCCCGTGGGGTGTCTAGTACCTGTACGTCGAAGTGCCCAGAGTTACGTACTGCCACGTCCAGACGCAGTAGGCGCACATGCCCACTTCCCACGAGCTTGTCATTCTGGTCCCGTAGAATAGGCGTAGTGAGCGTGAACGTACTGCGGTAGCGTCTCCCAATTACGTAGGTGCCATCAGGTACACCACGCACAACCCGCAGGGTGTTCTCCCCGGCAATCTCCTTGATGCCAACCTCAGTAGGCCCCATAGGGTTGCTGGGCAAGTACGTTAGGATAAGCTCTTCCTTGTAGTTGTCAGCCCACCCGACGGGGCGCAGTACCGCCGGAACAGTAAACACCCCATCCTGCACTTGAACTTGCTTCTGCAAATCCGAGTAGGCTTCGCGGTACTCCGAACCCAGCTGATAACCTTCACGCGGGTCCATAGACACAATCAAAAGCTTGTTGCTGGGACTGGGCCCTTGCATATACAAGAACACCTCATCCTCCAGCGCCTGCACGCTCAGGATTGGATATGGGAACGTCCATTTATGCCACGACGCTTGCATCTTAGCACCATCACTCCCACCCCACATAAACTCATAGACCAGCAGGTTATTTCGCTCTCCGGACATTCGTGAGAAGGCCATATTGGTGACACTGGAGTTTTGCATCTGCAATACCCTGCCGGGAATGTACCGCGGCAGGTGCACCGTGGCGTCCTGCGTAGTGTACTGCGCCGCAGTATATGGTGATGGGATTAGCTCCAGTATACCCGCGTAGCTGTCGTTGCGCTTGTTCGGGTAGATTACTGTCTGTCCCGCCATCACCGGGGTAACGCGGCTGTCGCACTCGTATGTGCTGGTAATGCTAATACTGGCGTTAGTGGGCGTAAGCACCACAGAGCCCGGTACAACGGCCTGCATACTGTTGGCGAATAGTACCAGGTCCCGGTTGAACTGCACAGCGGTACGGTACACAGAATCCTGGGCGGACGCAGAGCTAATGCTGATACGGTCCGTATCCAGCAGAGACGTCACAGTGGAGCGGTAGAAGCGCTGGTACAGACCTGAGGCAGACATATCCACGGAGCTACCACTAAGCAGAACCAAGCGGCCCTGGAAAGCTGCAATGCCGGTGATGTATCCATTCTCCACGAATCCGGGGTCGCTGTTATTGTCATCGTTACCAGCTAAACGCCCCTCCCAATCCCGCGCAATAATGTTGTCATCTGCAGCAAGCTCTCGGGGCATGTTCGTAATCTTGGCGATGCTGCCGTACGCTCCCACCTCAGACCAGGTGCGGGTGCTGTAGCTGAACTGGTACCACGCTGTCTCAGACGAGGCTGTACCTACACGACACATCGCCCCGTCAGCTTGCTCTGGGAGCTGTGCAGGTAGGTCCTGCTCCTGGTCTACACGAGACTGGTTGGATACCCCAGCATAAGTATCACCAGCGTCGGAGGATACCACGCAGTTGCTCAACCCATAGAAGAACAGGTACGCACCACGTACGCCCACGTTTCCAGCTGGCAGCCCATTCGCTACAAGAGAGTCTCGCAATTGCTGAGCAACGTAGGCACCAGATACCTCCTCAGCGTTGCCACTAGTGCTGCCAGCAGCTGGGGCGGTATAGTCTCCGGAGTAATCCACTCCGGCGGAAGTAACGGTGACGTTCCAACGTTTCTGGAATGCCGCGGACTTGACGTAGAAGAACCCTGTGGTGCTTGGGTCGATACGCCCAGTGTTGTCCACGGTTGTGTTCGGAGCCATCTCCGTGTTCAGGATATAAGTCAGCCCAGCAATACTTGCAGTCTGCAAAGAGGTCTGGCCTACGGTGGTAACAAAGTACGGGTCATTGCCGGAGTTAAGAATAGTCTTTCCATTCTTAGCCAGCAACCACCAATTACCATTACTGGTATTAATCAGCAGGTGCCTACCGTCAGTTCCACGCTCGACGTACTCAGTGAACAGGGAATCAAGCCCTGGAGTATCAATCGTACTCTCCCATACAATCTCACCCGGGGGTCTGCGGCGGATACCAGAAACCGGGTCGCTGAGCATGTTCAGCTGCGCCCCCAGTTGTCCTGGTTGGCGCTCTCTCGGAACCTGCTGGGATACACCCTGCAGCAAGCTCTGAATAGTACCTTCTAATGCCCGTATAGGTGTTTGCGCCATAACCTCTCCTTAAACCATAAAACGAGCGCGGCGGATTCTGCGTGCAAATCGTGTCTTACTGGTACTGAACTTCTGATTGCGCAGGTGCTCTCGTAGTACCATGCTCTTGTAACGCTCAGCTTCCTGTGCGTAATTAGCGTAGTTACTATCACCACCCAAGTCGTTGAGATATACCTGTGCAGTGGTGTAGTTAGCCACCCACATAGCTGCATGCTCCGGAAGGTCTTCAAAGTCCAAGTCCAGGACTATTTTGAGCTTAACCGGGCTGTCGAAGTATTGGTTCTGCTCCATCAGGTCATACAGGTTCCCATCACGTACCCCATACTTGGAGTCAGAGCCAGCATCGTACACAGCCAGTTGGTTCCACGGCACTTTAATAAAGCCATCAGCAGTGGGGGCGACTTCCCGCCAAACCACGTTGAACCAGTACCCGGTACTGAGCAGGCCCCGGCGATTACGCGCGAGCGCAGAGCGAGCTAACCCTGCACTGGGATTGCTGGTGTTGATATCCATAACGCGAGACTCTCCCAGGGCTTCCAGCGTCAGGTTAATTGCATCAAGTTCTCTCATGTTTGTTCCTCTATTAAAGACCCCTTGGACCCTTAAGACAGGGACAAAAAAAAAGCCCCTGGCACCCGAAGGCACCAGGGGCGCGTATCACTCTTCCGTAGTATCGGCGGCTACATCAGCCGCCTTACGGGTTTTCTTGGTAGCCTTGCGGCCAGATTCAACCGAGGCCACTTGGATGTTCTTCGCTACATCGGTGGCGGCCTTAACCGCCTCCCGCTGAGCTGCATTGGCCTGGAGAGTCTCCAGACCGAACATAGCGATTACTGCCATTGAACCCCCAACTAGGCCGTCTTGGGGGTGAGGGTGAACTTGGTCACTGCAGCGGTGTCCGGACGACGCAGACCGATGTTGTACATCGCGTAGCAGTCCAGAACGTTGCTGAACTCACGCTCATCGTCCCAGATACGGGAGGTGAACGGCTTAGCTTCAACAGTCACCAGGGTCTTGGACTTGCTGAAAGTCACCATACGGCACAGCGCATCGTCAGCGGTGACGGTGTAAGCAGAGCCCAGAGGGTGCGTACCAGCCGAGGTCGGGAACTCGGTGCACTCTACTACAGGCACGCCGTTCATCTTCACTACACGACGGTCTTTGTAACCGTCGTTGTTGGACGCACCGAAGTCCAGGTTCAGGAGCTTCGGATGCTCCAGCAGACGCGAATAGGTATCGACATCCACCAGGGTAATCATGTCCGCCAGCGGAGTCTTACGCTTGATGAGCTCATCAATACCAGCCTTGTGGGCCAGGTTGATGTTCATGGCGTTCGCTTCCATCTCAGCCTGGGTCAGCTGCGTGGCGGTAGCGGTGCCCGGAACCAGGATAGAGGCACCCACTTCGATACCGTTGTTGAATGCCGGTTTAAGGTGCTCCGGAGCAACCCAGGAGCGGCCCTTGATGAGCTGAATCAGGTGCGCCTGGTCGAAGGTCTCCGCGAACTCCGAGCCGTTGTTCTGGCCCATCTCAGTCAGGAAGTCCGGACCGGTCCAGTCATCCTGGTAGTCAATCGGGTTACGGATATACAGCACCGTATCCACCACGATAATCATCTTATCGTTACGGACCGGGGTGCTATCCAGCGCCTCGCCAGAGCGACGACCCTTCACCGAAGAGGTGTTCAGGCGGTCAATACGGTAGGTATTGGAACCGCTGATAGAGCGCTGGCTGGATAGGCCCAGGAACAGAGCCTGGTACTGGAAGCGGGTGTCTACTTCATTCTGATACACTTCCAGGTGAATGTCTACATCAGATGCCGCGCCGCCCCAATGGGCTCGGGTCAGGGCGCTTTTATAGATAGTATCTGCCATATCTTACTTTTCCTTTTAAATGAGATTAAAGACCTACGCGCTTACCAGCTTCACGGCGTGCGAGCAAATCGTTATAACGTTGACTGAACTGTGGGGATGCCAAGCTACGGTTGCCCGCTTCCTGACGGAGTTTGGTGTACTCTGCGCGGAATTCCGCAGCAGATAGTGCATTGTTGCTGGCTACACCGCGTACCATTGGGTTCTGTGTCTTGATAAGACCCATATCCCGGCAGAAGCTTGCTACCAACTCAGCGGCCTGCTTGAGCTCACCTGAGTTAGCGAGTACACGAGCTGCGTTACGCAGAGGTTCAGGGGCCTTGGAATTAAACAGCTGCGCTGCTACCTCCCAGTTCTCCTTACCACCCACGATATCGTAAGCTTCCTGTACTGCTTTGGTGGCTTGGCCAACCTGGTCTTCCAGGTACACCTTGGCCAGCAGCTCTGCATAAGCAGCGTGCTCGCCGAAACGTTCCTTAATGAAGGCCGTATCGATTAGGTTAGGGTCCCGGTACTCCAGGGCCTTACCAAGTGCCCGCACCATATCAGAGTCAGTTAACCCAGAGACTTTCTGCAACATAGCTACACCGGCGTCAATCGTCGGGTTGCCAGTCTTAGCCAGCTCCTGGGGCTGCTCTTTAGCGCTATCGCCACCCTTATCCAGGGCCGCTTTTAGGTCTTCGATATCCAGAGGAATCTTAGCAGGGTCAGGGGAATCTTTGCCCTGTTGCTGCTGGGTAGGGGCATGTGCATCCTGCACGCCTTGATTGTTCGGGGCGTTAAGGGGAGCGCTTAGGCCCGGAATCTTAGGGCCACCTTGGTTCTCTACCTGTGTAGTTTCTACGTTTTGACCGTTTTCTACGTTATCCATCTATGCCTCTGTTGTTAACTTGGTAATAAGCCCAGCTGCTTACCTGCTACTGTCGGGTCTGCTGCTGTCAAGCCCTGGAGTTGGTCCTGTGCTGCACCTGCGGATACATCGGCAGACGCATCTTGAACCTGTTGCTTCTGCTGCAGCTGCTCTTCGGTGTACATGAACGGCTCGCTGACGATACCATAGGCGTCGAAGTACCAGTCTACACACGCATCCTTGTTGAAGCGCGGAGTAATCTGCTCAAGCACCGGGATAGCCAGCTGCATGGACTGTGCCGCCTCTAACAGCTTGTCTGCTGCCGCGGCTTTAGCTAGTGCAGAGGTGCCCACAGTAACGTTGATGCTCACCACGCCTTCACTGAGGTACAGCTTAAAGCGAGGGTATGCCAGCGCAGTGTACAGGTACGCCAGCTTACGCAGCCATGTGTCGCTCAGGATACTGAACCCGCCACCCATAGCGGCTTCCGCCTCTTTGGCATTCTGGCGAATCTCGTAGGCCGTGACGCGCTCGCCCTGCCGGGAGTTACCGGTGTACATAAACGCACGCGATAGTTTCTGTTCGAGCATCTGAATGTTGCTGGCAATCCACTGAATCTTCTGGGCAGAGCCACCCTCGTAAGCAGTGACGGGGGATTTGCTGTTCCCGTTAGAACCACCACCACCCACCTGCACAGCCTCACCAGTCTCCGACGTTGAGAACTCGTCCACGTCTAACCCAGAGCTTGCGTCAATCAGCGGGATTAACCGCGCAGACTCAACCTCGTAGTTAGTTAATGCTTCCGATAGTACCGACAACCGAGCAAAGTCCCCGGCGTAGTCCTCTACCAAGCCGCGCCCGTAGTGCTCGCCGCTAACAAGGTTCCACACCAGCACGTTGTAGGGAAGCTCCAGCTCCGGATATGTGCTGCTGTCTCCGATGCGGTGTCCATCTGCTTCTTGGTACACCTCGTAGCTTACTACCTCTGCACCGTCCTCTGTCCGCTTAACTTTGCGACAAGCGGCAGTGTAGATATCAACGTCGCCGTATGGGTCTTTGTCACGGTAGAAGGTGTTCTGGAAACTCTCTGGCAGGTCCTGGACGCTTGCGCGCTCTCTGATAATGAGTCGCAGGACGTCCCCACTGCCATCCCTTCGAACGGTAAAGTTACGGACTGAGTAGACGATGGATTTACCTGTCCGCTCATCAATATACTCCAACGCATTACCTGTAACCAGTAGCAGCTTCACAGCTTGCAACTTCGCAGCATAACCGTCTTTCTCAAATACTTTCTGTGATGCTGTGTTCTCGATCTCGGCCAGCTTAGATTCTGCTGTAGCTGCACTGCCCAGCGAACTAATGAACTCGTCCAGGTCCGAACTCTTGGAGAACCGGAAGAAACTAGTGCCCTGCGGGAACAGAGCGCCTACAATCTTAGTGGCTGCAGTGTTGACCAGCTGCGCACCGGTGCTCTGGTAGTCACGCTCCAGCGGTCTGCGCCTACCGTCCAGAGAATCGTCCCGGGTAAAGATAGTGCTGAGCGTCCACTGCGCGAACTTCTCAGAGGCATCCAAGACACCTGCGTCCTGGTCCTTCTTAAAGAGTTCTGCTAATGTTGCTTTTTGTTCCAAGCTACCCCCTTACAGGCCCAGAGGATTGCTCTGCCCTGCTTGTCGCCGTTTCTTCTGCTCAGACGTAATTGCATCTGCAGATGCAGAGGCAGCCCCTGCAGGGTCAATCTCAGCAATATTATCTGCGGCGCTATTAGCCTCTAAGGCAGCCTGCTGTTTCGCTGCGCTGGCCTGCTGCTCTGCCAAGCGCTGCTGTGCCTCTAATCCTGCGTTGTCAGTAAGGCCTAGCATATCCGTGGCCTTGCCTAACAGTTTACCTAAACCACCACTCATTCTGACCTCACTAAATGATAAGTTGTCTTGTACGAGTTATCCGATGTACTCCGGCTAATGGCGATACGACCAGCGCGCATGCACCTGGCTATTGCGTGCAGGCCCTGCATAATCACAGGCACTGCCGCGCCGTTGTCCGGTTTCAATACGAAGAAGTCTGTATACAGCACAGGCTCTACGTAATGACAGTCCTCTACAGCTTCTGGGCAGTAGCTGACAGCACCAACTAAGTCGCCTTGGGAGTCATAGACTCCTAGTATATACTGTTTACCCAGTACACTCCCCAGTACTCTCCAGTAGTGCTGCTCTGGAGCTAGTCCCCGACTAATGCCGTGACCCAGTTCGTGCAGTTGCTTCACTGCGTCTGTAATGTCGTCAGACTTATACAGAACCTTGAGAGTGTAGTCGGAAGTTTTACTAGTGTGTTTTAACTTCATCCCTACTCCGGTAACATTAAATTTTATGAAAAGAAGAAAGGAGATTCTAGCACTTGCCGGATGTCCAGGGTACCTACCTCAGGCATATCCAAATCCGTCAAGTCCGCCCCAGCTGCTGCCGCCGCGCGAGTGATATCCCCAAGAAGGTCGTGCTCTTCGTAGAGACGCACAAACTGCTCGCGGATGTGCCGGTGCATAGTATCAACATCGGCTGCATGTGTAGCTAGGGAGTCGTGAATCGGCACAATGTCCAGACCCTCGGCGGCACATAGAACCATCATCAAGTGCGTACTATCCAGGCTGTGCACAAAGTTCGGGGCAATCCCCGAGGCTGCCTTGCGCTTGTTGCAGGTCTTGAAATCCCGATTATGCACGCGCATGATGGTGAGGTTCATACAGTCAATGCGTACCCGCACTTCTTCACGCTGCGTGTAGCGGTTCATTACAAGCCCGCCTAGCGGCGTAGTCCACTGCAGGTGCTGGCTTGCTGGTACACGTCTAGCGAGGTTCTGCAAGTACCCCATAACTGTTGCCGCAGCTGGGTTTGCCTCCTCAATAGCGGTACGCATACGCGGTGCCAGGTAGCACGACAGGTTCCATAGACTGTTAGTGTCGGTACCCTCGTACCCCTCAGCGCAAGCACCTTCGAAGATGTAGTCGCTGCAGCTACGCACCGTGGCGCTGTAGAAGTAGGTCATCGACGGTTTTTTGGTCATGCTGCGGGTGATTTCGTTCTCTCTCCAGTACGTGCTCTGGATAACGAAATCCTCCTTGTCCAGGTCCAGTATCACCTTCTCGTCCGTACGGCGCTTCACGTCCATGTACAGGTCCGCTTTCTTATCGTTACCCTCCCAGTACAGGTTCGTCAGACGACCGCCCACAGGGTCTCTCAGGAGCGCTGAGAGATGTTGTCCACCTGAGTTTGTAGCGTCCATAGCCACTGGGATTCGGCTAATATACTCTTCTGGGCATCCAGAACGCACAGCATTAACCAGGTCGATAGCGGCGGCCAGAAAACACCAGGGACTGTCTGCCTCGGCAAAAGCAGGGCAATCAAACGGTGAAACCACAAGCTCTCCGAGCGCTGCAAAGTTCGCATCAACCCAAGCTGCGCGGTCTTCGAATAAGGTTTTGTCATAACCAAAGCATGTGGCGACGTGTACCTTGAGCCAGAATAGTCCCCGCTCACCCAGAGGTTTTCCTCTGCCAAACTCAAGAAGGGCTTTCTGCAAATCCGAACCTTGGGGGTGCAGCGAGGACTTGAAGTACAGGCGGTAACGCCAGTCCACACAAGTCGGGAAGTACAAGGCTTTCTCATCTTTGAATTCCTCCGCCATTTCCAACGTAGTCAGAAGGCTGCGTAGTTGCGATACACGCTTACGGTCAGCGCTATACCATAGAGACATGCGCGTCTTCCACTCACCGAATCGGTCAAGCTCTTCCTCGGTGTAGTTCTCTTTCGGAACCCCGTCCAGATACCACTCCGGTTTCGGCTCTGGTACTGAGCGAGGCATACCTATCCCAACACCCAGGGCCCGTGCTTCTTGCACCAGTTCCAGTATGCGCTTATTAATACGGTACGGGGTTTCCTGTGCCTTATTAAGCGCTTTTTTGATGCCGTCCGCGGACTTAAATGCTTCCGCTACTTCGCGGAGACGCGCGCGGTCAATGTGAGAATTATGATAGGTACCGCGATTGTCGATAGGGGTAAGGTACCCACCATCCCACAGAGTAGTGTGCTGCACCGGCGGGACCAGCATTGGTGGCTTCATGGTTACGGTATCAGCTGACTCTACCAGTTTCTGGAATGCTTCCATAACGTCATCAGCCGGGTAGAGCATGCTCAGATTACCGCTACAGTTCTTCCACTGGAACAGGCCCGTCTCAAACACTGCGGCACATAGCAGACGCCCTACGGAGATGTTCTGGGCATTGGTCCAAGGCTCGTGCCCATAGTGTACGTTCTCGGCACTGGCACGGAGCGTACGCAGGATGTGCGTAGGGGACTTCGTACGGCGCTCTGTGAGGTACTCGTATACACGGTCCATGTACGCCGGGGCTACGTTGCGTAACTGCAGTGCCAGCAGCTCTGACTGTACGTTCCGGCCCAGTGCGGACATTACTGCTTGTGCAGTCTGGCGGCGACTAGCGGACTCGCCGGGGGCGACGCTGAATGCCTCAAACATTGTGCACAGGCTCAGGGTGGTCAGGACATCCAAGGGGACTAAGCGCAAGAACCGGCGGTACTTCCCACCGATGCCCGGGGCTTTGACATTTCGCATCTCATCGATAGCAGCAGCAGCCACCTCATATGCCGAGGTGAGCATACGCTGCGTCATCGGCAGGTTCATAATCCCACCGTTCTGCAATGCGTCCGTAATCAGCTTACGTGCCCGCTCGATTCCGCGAATCTTATAGGCCTCTTCAAGCTCCAGCTGGCGTTTCAC